CCGTTGACGCGTTCAAAGCCGTCGGCCTGCTTGGAGCCGAACTTGGCTTCAGCCTTTGCCACCAGTTTCTCAGCGTCCTTCAACATCTGGTCAAGGTCAGGTGCGTGTTGTCCGGGGTTCACCTTCATCGGCTTCATTGGTCAATCCTCCTTCCTTCAACTTGGGCGGCGGTGTTTGCCATCGCGTGGATGTCGTCCCACGACATATCGTGCCATGCCTCGTTTGACTCAGGCATAGCCATGCCTGCATCGTCGATAGCAGCAGCAGCCTTGCTGATGACCGATTCTCGGTCACCGCGGAGCGGGTCGCCCCAAACGTCGTCGTTTGCGGGGGTGATAGCGCGCACAAAACCTGCACGCTTCAGGAGCATCTCGGGGGTGTCGAATGACTTGCGCATCGCAGTCAACTCAGCATCCATCGACTCCATCTTGCTGATGAGGGCCTTCATCAGAAGCATAGCGTCGGTGTCGTCAGCCAAGCCTCACACCTGTCCCTGCTTCTTGAAATGAGCACCAATGCGGTCAGGGCCGATGTAGCCCATTGGGCGCTCGCCCTTGGCGATGACGCCTTGCGTGCTGTTGAATTGCATGACCGGAACGCCACCGGCGAACATGTCGTTGGGTCCGACAGGTCGAGGTCCCTCGCTTTGGGACTTNTANATAGCACCGACGTCGTCAGCGAGGAAATCGCTCGTTCGTTGGATGCTACGGAGGAATTGTTCGGCGGAGATGAGGTCGTTGTTCGCGAGTGCAACTTTGAACTCAGACATCGCACTTTCCAACTTGCGAACCATCGGGTCCATCTTGTTCAGCAGGTCGCTCATGTTGGTTCACCACGCAGAGGTCATGTTTAGTCCTGTCGCCCGTCAGAATCCGCTCTCTTTCTGTTTAGACGTGGGGTCCTTCGCTGCCTGAACGCTGTCGAGCGCTTGCTCAAGCGGTGTTTTCTCAGCCCCTCGTTGATTCTTCTTCGGCGATGGAGCGCCGGATTGATGAGTTTCAGAACTGATGGGGGCGGGGCCGCGGTCACGCTCCCCTTCACTTTCGCCCAATCCAATCGCTTTCTCCATCATCATGATTTGGCCTCCACCCGGAGGGGGCGCTCCACCGGGAGGCGAAGCCCCTGCCCCCGGCATCATAGCGCCCCCACCCATTTGTTGTGGAGGAATGCCGCCCCCCGGCGGCATGGGTGGAGCACCGCCCGGAGGCATACCGGGCGGCATACCGCCCGCGCCTCCGGCGCCTTGTTGCTGTTGTTGCATCGCCATCTCCTGTGGGTCCGGCTTCTTGTAGACGAAGCGGATGTCCCGCCCCGCGTCTTCGGTGAGTTCAGGTTGGAAGCCGAGCGCCTGCATACGTTGCGCGATGTTGACTTCCTGCTCGTCTCGGCGGAGACGAGTGATTTCGTCCTCTTCCTCGTTAGGGTAGAGGGTGAGCGACCAATCGCTGACGCCCATTTGGTCGAGCATGCGCGGGAACAATTCACGCGAGTAGAGTTTCTGCCCTGACTCGACAGCACGGTTGGTGACGAGAATCTGCATACCCTCGTTGTTCAAACCGCCAGACTTTCCGGCGTCCATCATGAAGACGTTAGACACACCGTAGAAAGCAGCGATGCGCATCCTAATTTCGTCACGGACCTGCGCATATTGCATCTCGTCGAGGCTGTCCATGAAGCGCACAAACTCAACCTTGCCGCGCCCCGAGGCAGACTCAACGCCAACCTTTGGAATGTAGTGGGGGTCACGCTCCATCTTCTCTTCAGCGCCCTTCCAAAAGGACGCGGTAGACTGAATGTTGTCTGTGGTGATGGCGAGAACGCCACGAGGGATGCGGCGCTTCTGATATGCGAGGTAGATGTAATTGTCCATCGCGGTCAACGATTGCGCCTGCCTCCACATACTCGCTACAGGTGAGCGACCGTAGAGTTTGGACGGGTTGAACTTCGACATGTGCAGCACTTCACCTTCAAGGTAATACTGCGTCTTCCCGCTGCCTGCGGTGTTGATGTAGTGCACGTCCTGCAGGGGCAAACTGCAAATTTCGCACTTGGAATAGTCGCCGTTGTGCGGGTAGGTTTTGTCGCGGTGAACAGGGCACAGCAAATAACGACCGCCGCGCTTCCCTGCTTTGTCGGCCACGATGCGCATGAAGGTGGGGTCGCCACGCACCAATTCCTTGATGCGGTAGAATTGAATTTCCCCGCTGTCGGGGTCGATGAAATACTCCTTGATGAGCAGCAGGAAGGCGTCGTCAACGATGTCGAGGTCCCACTCGACCTCCTTCATCACTTCCAAGAAGGATTGGTCCATGCTGTTGCGCTGCTTGAGCAGCCATCGAGGATACAGGATTTGGTCAGCGTCAGGTGACTCGAAGTCTTCGTTGCCGCAAATGCGGCACTCGGACACGGTGTCGTGCTGATATTCCTCCTCGCAGTTGGTGCACTTCTTGTGGAACTTCTTCTCCCAGTAGTAGCCGCGCCTGAAAATCTCTTGGCACAGCGTGTTGATGGTGGTGCGGAGGATGATGGACTCCTGCACGGTAGCGTAGAGGGCGGGGATGGAGACACCCTGAACGAGCACCGGCTCTTGGATACCCGTCTTCCAAAGCGGCATCTGTGGTTCAGGCGTCGTGCGACGGCTGAACGGACGCGTCAATGAAGACAGAAATCGCCCCACGATGCCTTGTTCCTCAGCCATCACATGTCCTCCACAAGTCGGTAGGCGTCGTCGACAAGACGAAGGGTTTCACCATCGCGACTGAACATCGCATGCACTTGCGCTTCTTGAAGGTTCCATTCCTTGAGGAGTTCTTCCTTCTTGTCGGGAACGTCCCGCCAGTTCAACCACTTGACCATCTTGTAGAGGTCATCGCGACGGGACTTCACGAGGTCGCTTTTGCGCCCTCGCAAGTCAAGAAGTTCCAAAATAGCGCCTGCTTGCCCCTTCTTCATTCGTAGATGAGGCATAACGCCCTTCATGAGTTTCCGCAGGTCGTCGGCACCGTAGAACTGCAACCTATGCTGAGTTCGCTTGCTGTTCTTGTGAATCTTCAAGTCGCTTTGCAGCACGCCGCATCCGAGAGATTTGTGCAACTGCTCACAATGCAACTTTCCGCGTTCACCGGTGGCGATGAATCCTGCGCGTGGCTCAAGCCGCTTCGTGATGGTGATGTATCCGTCAGCATCAAGGAAGCCTGCAGCGTAAGCCCATACGTCCTTGAAGATGATGTTGTCGTTGCGGATGATGCCCCAATTGCTACCCACTTTTTCGATGTCGTATTCGGTGCCGTGCATCTTGAGCAACGCGCTTAATCTCTGCGTCGAGAGATGCTTTGAGGAATCCATGCGTTGCAGGATTTCACTCGACGGTAGAGGCCCCCCGTCCTCCAAAATGTGCGTTGCGCGCGTCAGCCAATCCGCCTGAGCCTTGTTGATGCTATCGACAGAATGCAGCGCGCTCCTCCATTCCTTCTTAGCGGACTTACGGGTCTGTTGCGCGTCTATCCACAATTCTCTCTGCTCTTCATCGAAGTCGCCATCGAGAGCGAGCAACTTGGAAATGACGTCGTTGGCTCGTTCCCATTGGGTGCAGGCTCGACGAAGTGCAAACTCACGCACCTGCCCGTGCTTTCTGAGGGCTTGAAGGTCGCGGTCGGATAAACCGAAATTGCGAATGGTGTGTTCATGCTTTCCAATCCATTCGAGTGACGAAAGCGTCGCCGTCACCTCTTCGCGCTTCGCGATACGGATAGCATCAATGGCGTGGTCGATGGCTTCCTTCATGTCCTTATGGTCACGGCGAGCCATCCTGAGGTCTTTGACCAACTCTTCAGCCCCTCGGCCAAACATGGAATGAAACCATCCGCCGTCAGGCATAGAGCGCTTGAGTTGCTGTGCGACTTGTTGAGCCATCTCACGCTTCTTTTTCTCCTCCTCTATTTCGTTGGGGCGAGGTGGAGTTGGGTTTGCGTTCGCAGTCCCCTCCCCTCCTTGGGCGGGCTGAGGGGCGTCACCGAATGTGGCCCCGCGGATGCTTGTCTTGAACAAGAAGTCCAAGTCGGACACGTCAATCATGCTCTCCCCCCATCGGTAGAGGTGAGCCATGCTCGACCCAACATTGGTCGCAGAACGAGAACGGTGCTTGCTTGCGACCGAAAAACTCGGGGTCGAAGCAACAGGACAACCAACGCCATCCCATCGCTGAGCCACCCACCATCAGCAATTCCACCTACGAAGTGCAGCACCCTTTGGGGTAAGTTTGCCCTTCTTGCTTGTTGGACCCTTGACTCCGCTCATGCGCGCGCAGAAGGACTTTCTCCGCTTGGCCTTCTTGGAGCCTGCCTTGAGTTTGCTTGGTTTGGTGGTCACAGGGGGTTTGAGGTTCGCTCCCTCCTTGCGCTTCGCCGCAGCGCGTCCCTTTGCGTTTAGTCCCCCCTTGCGGTGATGCTTGTTCGGGTTATAGCCGTGGAACGGCTTGGATTTCTTTTTCGCTTTCAGCACAGAAGTCGCGATGTCGAACGGCGAGCAGCACGAACAGAATGCAACTTCTTTCGCAATCTCGTCGTCCGACATGGTCGCCAATTCTTCAGCCGTGATTGGCTCGTCGTGGTAGATGTATTCGTAGTCCGTCATCTCATGCCCCCTTCAGAACAAGCCACCATTCATCGCTCTTCACAATGGTGGGCTTACCGCCCACTCCTTGTTTCTTCGCCCTCTTGCGCTTGGTGGCTGCGCGCTTCTGCCCCTCACTCATGGAGCCTGAGGTCTTGGGCGTCTTGCTGCTGACCTTGACGGACGGGCGACACTTCGGATAGCCCTTGCTGCCCTTCTTGGCCTTTGAACGTCCACAGGGCGGGTGCTTCCCGTCTTTGTCCTTTCTCGACACATCGACCCACTTCTCCTTGAACCAACGATTGAGATTCTTTTCGACCATGCGCTCACTTCCCGGCCCATGCGTCACATGTGTGGTCTGCGCGGCAGTTGAAATCATACCACTTGCAGTAGCCCGTTTCAGGGTCTTCTGTGGCCTCGTCGTCCCACGCTTTGCAGTTGCCGCAGCGCTTTGGACCTGTGGCTTTGCGATAGTTCGGCGCGTCCTTCTTGGCTTTCAAGAAGTCCCACGCGAGGTCGAGGTCAATCACTTCTTCTTCCCTCCCTTCTTCTTGCCGCGGAACTTGCCCCGGCAATACTGAACAGCCCAACCGTTGGCGTAGGCTGACGGGTAGACCTTGAATTTCCGCTTCGCAGCGGCCTTCCCTGCCGGACACAACTTCTTCTCAAGGTAATCGAATGCTTCGTCGGTGCCGGTGCAGAACTCACAACAGTCGCTCATATCAAAACCCCCAATGGTCAAACGGATACGTCAATCCAACAACCCCGCCATAATTTCGTCCAAGTCGACGATGCGCTCTCGGAACTCGGTCGTGGCCCAATGAGCCAAAGCAAGGGCGATGGCGAAGTCATCATGTCGCCCGATGCTGTCGAGTCGTCCCTTCTTGCTCATACCGAACATCAGCAACTCACGCTCAAGTTCAGCCACCAAGGTTCGGGAGCGCTCGTCGCCCCAAGGCAAACGAATCTGCTCCTTCTCAAAGCGCAACACCAAACCCATGAGCAGCGACTCACGACGTTGGCGGGTTGAAATGAAGGTCTTGATGGGCAAGTCTGTATCGGCGCGCAACTCTGTCGCGAACACGCGCTGAAAGTTGTTGGCCTCCAACTCGATAACGTCCGGCGAGAATTTGGCGTTGAGACGCTGAATCTCCATGATTTGAGTGCGGAAGTCCATGTTCTTCCTGCGTAGCGCGTGCACGAGTTCCAGTAACTCAGGATTGGTCGAAGGGCGCCGGAGGACCACCATGACGGTGTAGTCGGCAGAACGGTCGGAAGAGATAGCGGGGTCCCACCCGATGAAATACTGGTCGTCAGGGTCACCCACCTCCCGCTCAATCAACGTCAGCGTCGAATCTTTGGACGCCTGCAGGATGGTTGAGGGGAACAGACTGCTCACGTCGTCCATCGGTTCACACAGGTATTCGCGCGCAAAGGCAACCGCAGGCATGTCTGCTCGCCGAGCGTCGAGGGATTCCAAATCCCATCGCTCAGGCCAGAGAGCGGTCCCCGACGAGTCGATAGCAGGGTAGGTTTCGACAAGGTAGCCTTCACGACTCTCCAACTCGGTGTAGAGGTCAGTCGGCGTGAAGGGGGTGCCGACAATCATCAGTTTCGACGTGTGGTGCAACGTCGGCACAAGCACTTCGTAGAACCAAGAAGCAACACGCGCGAGTTCTGTATCCGTGGTCCCCCACAGAATGTCGTCGCATAGAATGAGGTCAGGGTGGATACCACGAATGGCGCCACCCACGGACTTCGCGCTGATGTTGGAACCGTTGCTGAACCCGAAGAAGGTCTTGGACCACGAGTCCGCCTTCTTCATTTTGGCGAGGAAAGGCACGCTGTCGATGAGGTCGTTGAGGGTGCGCATGTGGTGCACCGACTGATGCAGACTGTGACTGATGAGCACCGCCTTTGATTTCGGAGTGAACGCCGTCTTCCAAAGCATGTAGCCGAGGAAAAGCGTTGACTTACCGTGGTCACGCGCGGCTTTGACGCAGTAGCGCTTGTGAGTCTCCAAATTGTCGAACCACTTGCCGTGATGCGTTGAGAGTTGGAACCCGAGAATCTCCTCAAAGAAGAACTTGAAGTCGCGCTTCGCTACTTCAAAGTCAATCTCCTCAAGGGCCTCAAGGGACAGTTCTTGCACACCATCACCTGATGTCCAAGTTCTTCAGAAGCGAGTCCCACGACGTGGTGTGATTGTCTTGGCTGAATTGCACGAGGTCTTCCGCGGAAGTCTCCTCCAAGTTCAAGTCGCTGAAGTCCTCAGCGGCGTTCGGGTCGTCCTCCATCGCTACCTGAACCATCTCCTGCGCTTCGGGGTTGCCCGAATCAGCCTGCTGCTTCACGTTTTGTGCCTGAGCAGGGGTAAGACCGTATTTCTGAGCGAGCGCTTCGACGAGATTCGAGCGTAGACCTCTTTTGCCCATCATTTGGCTCAACCTGTCGTATGTTCGGTCCTTCTCGGGGAGGTTGCGGAAGTCTCCCTCAAGCCCGCGAGCCTTCTTCCGCGACGTGCCCGGTTGGTAGATGTCGTCCGAAAGGAACGGTTCCTCAGGCTCAGCAGCAATCGGCTGCGGACTAACCATCGGTGGCGTCTCAGTTTCAGGCCCGCCCAAATCCAAGTCGCTGAAGTCTTCAAAGTCGTTCGGGCCATCAGGCGCGTCGTCACCCCTCACGGCCTCCTCGGCTTGTGGGTTTTGGTTCAGATTCTGCTCGACCTCAGCGGTCGTTTCGTCTCCCTCACGGAAAGCGCGCGCTTCTTCTGCAGGGGTGGCTTTGCGCTTACGACGGTCGTCACCCATGCGACCCATAGTGCTGAAAATATCGCGGACTCCAACCCTGTTCTCCCTGAGTCGGTCGTTGAGGTCAGTCAGTTCACCCTGCTGTGCTTCCGCTCGCTGAGCGAGCGGACTTCGGTCGTATGCGTCCATCCGTTGGTCGAAGGCCGCTCCTTTACCCCCCGTTTCTCGGTTGATGGAGTCAATACTCCGCTTACGCCTCGATTCATCAGCCTCGATTTGGGCACGGCGACCCTCGTCTTCCCTGTTCTGCATCGCTTTTCCACCGACTTCCTTGATTGCACCGGGCAACTCGCGGAGGTTCGCCACAGTTCGTCCTGCGCCGCTCATGAAGTTCTTCATGCGCTGTCCTGCACCGGATTGCATCATGCGCTGACCGGCATTCATGCCCGCCCCCATGAAGCCGCGCGCTTTTTCAGCCGCGCTGCGACCAAACGCGGCCACGTTGCGTCCTGCTGCGCGTCCTGCTGCCCCCGCCGCTCGTCCGTATAGACCGGCTTGGGCGAGGTCACCGAAGGCGGGTGATTGACCCTCGGCTGCATCGGCATCTCGGACTCGCTGTCCGGCGGCGGCAGCGTTGAGCGCGCGGTTTGTGCCCCTGACGTCTCCCGCTCTCACAGACTGACCCCTCACCGCAGCGGTGTTCCCAACCGCAACGGCGGGGTTCATATCGGCAGGCATGACGTTAGGATTGAACGCCGCCTGTTTCCTGATGATGTCGGGGTGCGAGTTCTCGCGCTCAGCCACGGCTTTGATGAGCGGCTCGTAGGAAGAATCGTTGACGTCGAACATGACGTAATTGACGTCGCCCATGTCGCCACCCTTGGCAAAAATGAACTCCATTGTGCCGAGGTCGGCACCATGCTTCATCATCGACGTTCCCCATTCAATCTCCCAATTATCCATGTAGAGCACCTCCGCAAGACGTCTTGACGTCTGCGACCACGTCGCGTGTGGTCTTAAATTGCTTGGCGATGATTCCCCAATCCCCAAGCGACATCGCAATTGCGCGCACATCTGTGCTCGTTAGTCCAACGCGGTTCCCGAGACGGTGCATATCGTGCGAATCCATCGGGTCGTATTTGCGAAGAATAGCCCCACCTGCATCGTGCAACTGCACACGCTCCATGATGGTAGCAATAACACCCATCGGGTCGTCGTCAGACAATTGGAAGCGTGACGGGTCCTGAGGGGGGAGTTGGAACACAGACGGGTCCTGAGGGGGGAGTCCGAAAGGTGAGTCAGGAGGAGGCACAGGCTGTGCAGTTTCCATCGAAAGTGGAGGTTGAGTTGTGCCTTCGGGAGTGGTGGTGAGAGGCTCTTCGGGTGGGCGCACGGGGTCAACAGGCGCCACTCCCCCTGCGTCACCACCGCTCAGATGTGCAGGGAAACTGTCGTAAGCGTGGTCAAGACTTTCGTTGAAACGAGAGCGCATTTGATGTGTCTCGAAGGCGCGTCCCAAAGATTCCATCGTCAAAGGCTTAGCACCCTGAGCCACGGCATATTGTCGCCACCGTTCCATCATTTGTGGCGAAGCGGATTGACGCTGAGACAGCGTGCGGGGGTCAATGCCCAGTTCCTCAGCCGTCTTCAGCATCGCAAGCACTTCGACAGCGGCTTTGTTCCGCCCTCGGGTCTTGCCCTCCTGCAGCATTGGTGTTGCCGCTGTGAGGTTTCTTGTGTAAATGGATTTGATTTCCTCGTCCTCGTCGATGTTGAGTTGTTCGCGCATGTTGCGCATGATTTTTCTCACCGATGTGTCCGCACCGTCTGAGCCACGACCGTGAACGAGTTGATTCACAGGCGCGCGCGACATCTGTTCGGCTTGCGCGGCGCTGATGCCCGCCCCCATGAGTTCATTCTCAACGAGTCGCGCTCGCCGACCACCCTGTGTGCCGGGGACGAAGAAGTCATTTGGCAGAAGGGCGACGAGGTCGAGGCTTCCAATTTCGCCAAAGGTTGCTTGCTCGTTGGCCTTTTCACGGTAGTGAGAAGGGAAGACGGTGTTCTCCTTGGACGTCGGGTCACGCTCGTTGGAAGAATAGCGACGCGTCACGCCTTCGGTGATTTGCTGAGGTTCAATGACGTTCTGCTTGGCCCCGATGCTTGTTTCAATCCCGAGGCGTTGTGCTTCGTCCTTGAGTTCGCTCGCGATGTGCAAAGCGTGTGACTCAAGATGAATGCCGAGCGTCGGGTGAGCCTTGTTGTTGTGGTGCAAATTGATGAGACGCCCATCCTCCGTGCGCGTCTGACGCTGCGCGGTGGGGACACGGCGGGACTGGTGAGCGCCGTAGTGGTTGGCTCGGTATTCACGATGCAGTTGCCCGCTTTCGTCGAACGGCAGAGGGAGTCTGTGAAAATCATCGCCTGATTCGCGCTTGATTTTGTTAAAGCGCGCCGTTGCGCGGTTCATGATGCTCTTCGCGATGCTCAAAGCGGCATGTTCAGATTGCGGCTTGCGTCTTTGACCACCCTCCGCCGTGTATCCCTGCTCCATGATTTCGCGCGCCATAATCATCGCTGCCTTTTCCATCGGAAACTGCAACTGATGCGCGCCCAACTCAGGGAAGACTTTGCCTGTGAGCGAGTTGATGTAGAAATGGGAGATGTCTTCGTGCTCCGAATCTTCAGGTGGGAAGGTCATAGCGTGCATCACGCCATCAGCGTCGCGGTAGTAGACACCCTTCCCTTTGAGGATTTGAGTCATCCAAGCCCTCCGCGTCGAACGATTTCATAGGCGTGTGCGCCCCACAGCGTGGGGTCGTCCTCAGGGTCTGTTTCGGTAGGTCCGGTCGGGGCCGAAGTTTGTCGAGGGTGACCGCCGGGAGAGTTCTTGGTGGGTGGGTCATCCCTGCTTGAGTCAGCCTTTCGCATCGCGCGTTGCATGAGGAAGTTGAGTTGCTCGATGAGGCGGCG